ATGTCTTCCTTCATGTCCCTCGTGGTATCTCTTAACTCCGAGCTGGTTTCTCTCGAATCTTCTTTAACCATCTGCTCAACATCATTAACAACTTTTTCAATACGTCTTACATCCTGACGAAGGTCATTTTTCAATTCGTTTGCAACATCGGAGACTAATCTTATTTCAGACATAATCATTTCCATCTCTTGCATAATCATGTTTACTTCGGTTTGTATTAGGTCAGTTTTGCTGTCCATCTCTTCTTTTGTAAGTGCAATTTCCTTGTCAAAGCCTGATAAATCAGGTGCAACATATTCTTGTATCTGTTCTTTCATCGTAAGGTAATCTTTGTAAAATTCAAAACCACCCCACAGTCCACCACCTAGTGTAGTTAAAGCTGTGATAACAACAAAGATCTTCCCGCCTTTGAACTTCAAACCCGCAAATTCTACTTCTGCCATTGTAACTCTATCATATCATTCATCATACCGTCACTGCCACCAAATAAATACCATTGTGCAATATTGTTATTTTCTATTTGAGTATCTGGTATCATATAATCTGTAAAAAAATCTAATCTATCTTCTAATTGTTTTTGTGAGTCAAAAAAGGTTTTTGTATCTCCTAATACTTGCATCACAATCAAAGTTTTTAACTGATTTGTTGAATCATATCTACCTTTATCGCCCATCTTCTTAACAATTTTTTTTGCTGCTTTTTCTTTTTTAGACTCAGGTTTCTTTACTGGTTCCTTATCGGCTTCACCCTTATCTTCTGGTTCTTCCATATCTTCTGGTTGCTCTTCATTCTCTTCAGCCTCTGAAACGCTCTCTTTCGGCTCAGGCTCCTCTTCCGCATCAGCTTCAGGCTCGTTAGAATCTTCTTCAGTAGACTCATCCACGGGTTCTGGCTCAGCTTCAACTTCGGGTTGAGATTCTGGTTCTGGTTCTGGCTCATTTACTGGTTCCTCCATCTCTGGTTCTGACTCCATTGTATCTGGTTCTGGTGCAACTTCAATCTCTTCTGTCATTTCTGGCTCAGGCGCTGGCATTTCTAACTCTAATTCCATCTCCATTTCCATCTCAATTTCAACGACGGCCACCTCCATTTCAGGCATTTCTATCTCCATCTCAGGCATTTCCATTTCAAAATCCATTTCAAAACTAGGCATTTCCATTTCCATCTCAACAGTTTCGTAAGATACTTCCATGTCTGGCTCATCAAACTCTGGCTCAAAAAATAAGTCATCTCCTGGTGATTCAGGTACAACAATATCATTATGATCAAAGATATTTTCTACGATATCTATAACTTCTGTTTCTGTGCTGCCTCCATAAGCCACCCACATTTCAACAGATGTGATCGATTGTGTCACAATTGTGGATACTACATTGTATAATACATTTATGGTTACATCATCAAAGAGCGGTCCAATTGCAAGGTTGATATCACGTCCACCCACCTCAATTACAAGTTTTGTAATTGTACCACTAAAGTCAAAACCACCTGTGTATTCTTGATAGCCACTAGTTACACCTGATTCTGATAAGATGTCTGTACCACTAAACACACTTGTATTGCCGTTTTTTCCTGTGATGTGCATGTAAATACGGTCTTGTGCGTCTCTCTTATCTACTTTTATAGAATAGTTTGTTCTACCGCCATTTTCTATGTCTAGTTCAGATATATCAACAGTCTGTATAAAAGTTGTACCCATACCTGGTACACCCATTGAAGACGTTGAGTTACCTGACCCAGTAATCTGTGCACACTTGTCAGAACCTAATTGATAACAATTATTACCTGATGGCATAGTAGCAGGGCCTTGGCCTCCCCAGTCCGAATCCATGTCACCTTCATATCTAGGAATGACATAGCCTGCGTCTCCATCTAATATATTGCCTGAATCTTCGTTTGTTACTGTTACTGTGGTGGTATCTGTGGTTGTAGTGGTAGTTACCGTATGACCGTCAGCTTCATACTCTATTGATTCTGTTTCTGTTATTACTATTGTTTCTTCTACTCCAGGTGTACAAACTCCAGAAGCAGTTACTGGACACTCAGCTCTAAGGGAAGAAGGTAACGATACCAGAGTGCATAACCATAGCAGCAATAATAAATTTCGCCAGTTTTGCTCCATCGCTTTCGACTCCTTCTTTTACTTTAATTTGATTTATCTCATCATTCCATTTCGCATAGATTACACTGCCTTCTGGAATCATATCCATATTCTCTTTCCAACCAGTTTCAGCATCTTGACCAATAGAACCCATGTACGGACACGGAGTGCCTGCCATAGTCATGCTGTCCCAAACACGTGGATCTTGACATAATATTGACACAGATGCCACTTTCATACCTGATGCATACAATGACCTTGCTAATTTTATTCTTTCACAGTTTTCATCAGTGACGGTAATCCCGCTGCTGATACCCAAGATCTGGGTCTGCACGGCGCCCGCTACTGCTGTTTTACAAACATCAGAATTGTTTACGACAACACTAGGTGAATTAGCAGTGGGTGGTGTATTATTTGTTACCACCGTGCTACTCACAGTATTTGTTTCTGCAAAAGCTTTAATTGATACAGATAAAATTAATATTATTAATAATATTCTAATCACTTTTTAGCTATGCCATATCCTCTTTTTGCAGCTCTGCCTGCTAAATTTTTAAGTCCTTGTCTAAGTTTTTCTCTACGTCTCTCTTCAGGTGCATCTTTTATACCTTTAAGTCTACCTTTTTCCAAAGTCATAGATCCGCCCATAGCTTTTTTCTTTGGCTTTTTAATTACACCACGTCCCATAAGAACGTCTTTCATTGTAACTTTACCGTCACCACTTAAATCAGGAAATTTCTTTACAGAGCCTCCTTTTTTAGCTTCCATTGTTGGTCTACCTAAAGAATCTAATGTTACAAAAGGATTAGTCATTTTACCCTTACTTCTTTTAATTTTATCCATTAATTCTTTTCTCTCTTGCGGTGACAAAGTTTTTTTAGATCTTTTCGCAGGATCACGTCGTGTTTTTTCTAGTTCACGTCGTTTTGCCTTTTGTTTTGGTGTTCCACCTTGGCGAAGGCCTTGTGCCTTTAATCTTTTTGTTGCCTCCATGAGACCTCCTTTTTTTACTTCCATAATTTCTGTGCCACTGCCACTTTTTTTAGGAACCATTCTAAAATGCGGAGACCCAGGTATGTCCTCTTTTTCCATGACTGTAGCGTCTTTCTCTACATTCTTTTTCTGCTCTTCAGTTAACTTTTGCTTGTTTCTTTTTCTATAGCTAGGATTAAAAGGGTTTGCAGGAACGCCTTGTCTTCCTTTTTCTTTTAATAAATTTGCAAGTCCTTTTTTCTTTTTCTTTGGTTTTGGCCCACCAGCAGGACCTTTATTTTTCTTTTTTGTATCTTTCGGTGCCATAAGTCCTCCTTGTTAACACTTCCACCTTCTTCTAGCCTGCCTTAACCTCGAATTAGGATCTGCAGCAGCTTTAGGAAATTTTTTCATTTGTCCTGCACTTCTTGCACAAAACGATTTTCTTCTTTTTGCAGCTTTTGAGCCTTTTTTAACTTTGCCCGTTACAGCTGTTTTTAATTTTGAACCTGGATTATCACGACGATATTTTTTTACACCAGCTTTGGTCATTCCCGCTCCAGACTTGGTGGAGCGGAAATATTTTTTTGTCCTAGGTGGCTGTTTATCAGCCATGTAGGAAAGTTATTGACGTAATGTTCGTTAACGTAGCATGACAGTCTGTTTCAAATCTCATACCTTCATCATTAAAATCAATATTTTGTGTAAGCGTAGCACCCGCTGGTGTAGCCATTTCAAATTTAGCAGTTCCACCTGAACCACCATCCTTTAAAACAACTGAACCTGCTGAAGCTCCACCTACTAAATATAATTTAACAAGTCTTGTAGGACCAGAAACTACTGAACCTGTGCCAGTTAAGGTTTTAGATTTAAGACCGTACATTATGATAAGTTATTATTTTGCATATAAAGAACAGTAACAGTAGCAGCACCTGTTGTGCCATCTCCATTAGCTGCTGTAAATGTTGCAGTAACTTGTTGATCAGTTGTGCCGATATCAGTTCCATCAGTTTGAATTGTACCTCTAGTTGTAGCTAAAGCTTTTACATTCGTAGCTGGTAGATATTCATCAGTGTCACCTGAGTGTCCTACTTGCACCGTAGCTGTTCCACCATCATTAGATACAGTTGTAACGTTTAAAATTACATCTACA